ACATTTGACGAGATCATGGAAATGGCCGAGAGCTATGGCGTGAAAGATAACGTTTTGTTTGTTTCCGCCTCGAAGCGGTACGCCGGCCAGCTGGATCTGATCGAGAAGATCCAGGAAGATCTCAGCGAGCGCGGACTGATCATCGAGAAGCTGAACACGAACGGCGATAGTGTGCCGATCGCGAACCCATTGGCGGCGCAGCTGCCGAAGTACAACGACACGGCGAACAAAACGCTGGGCGTGATGCTGGACATCATCCAGCGGCTGGGAACGCCGGCGCCGGCAGGAGATAAGCTGGGTGAGTTCCTGAATGAGTAAGCCCGCAGCGGAGAACTGGATTCTCCGATATTACCAGGCAATAGAAGACGGCAGCGTGACGGTCGGTCACTGGATCCGTCTTTTATACGAGCGGATCATCTCCGACCTGGAAAACAAGGTCTACTTCTTCGATCAGAAGAAGGCAAACAAAGCGATCCGCTTTTTTGAGAGTTTCTGCCATCACTCGAAGGGAAAGCTGGCGCCGCAGCTGGTGAAGCTTGAAGCCTGGCAGAAGGCGCTGATCAGCTGCATCTTCGGACTGGTGGATGATAACGGCATCAGGGTATACCGTGAAGTGTTTGTGGTCATGGGCCGGAAGAACGGCAAGAGCTTGTTGGCCTCCGGGATCGCGGAGTTCATGGCATACGCTGACGGGGAGCGCGGCGCTGATTGTTATTTCCTGGCGCCTAAGCTCGACCAGGCTGACATCGTGTTTAATGACTTCTGGCAGAGCATCTCCGCTGAACCGGATCTGATGAAGATCACGAAGAAGCGGAAGATGGACATCTACATCGAGAGCACGAATACTTCCATTAAGAAGGTTCCGTTTTCGGAGAAGAAGTCAGACGGATTCAACCCGCATCTGACGGTATGCGATGAGGTGGCCGCGTGGGTCGGTGATCAGGGTATTAAACAGTACGGGGTCATGACATCCGCACTGGGCGCCAGGGAGCAGCCGCTGATCCTGTCGATCACCACGGCGAACTATGTGAATGACGGTATTTACGATGAACTGTTCAAGCGCGGGACATCGTTTTTACAGGGCAACAGCCGCGAAAAGCGCCTGCTGCCTTTTTTGTATCAGATCGACGACCTGGACAAATGGAACGATCTGAACGAACTGCAGAAGAGCATCCCGAACCTGGGCGTCAGCGTCTCCGCCAGCTACATCCTGGAGGAGATCGCGAAGGCAGAGGAAAGCCTGGCAAATAAGGCGGAGTTCATGACGAAGTTCGCCTGCATTAAGCAGAACAGCAGCCAGGCATGGCTGAACGTTCAGGACATCAGGAAGTGCTTCGGAGAGACGAAGACGCTGGAGGACTTCCGGCACACATACGCGCTGGGCGGGATCGATCTATCCTTAGCGGTCGACCTGACAGCCGCGGTGATCGTGATCGAGAAGGACGGCGTCAGCTGGTTCGACGTCCAGTTCTTCATGCCGGCGAACAAGGTCGACGAATCGACGGCCCGGGATGGGCTGCCGTACCGGGTATATGCACAGCGCGGACTGCTGACGATCTCCGGGGAGAACACGGTGGACTATCACGACGTCCACAACTGGTTCCGGATGCTCGAGCATGACTATGAGATTCTGCCGCTGAAGGTCGGATACGACCGGTACAGCGCAGCGTACTTAGTCCAGGACATGGAGGCAGACGGCTTCAGCATGGAGAGCGTCAGCCAGGGCAGCAACCTGACCGGGGTGCTGATCGACATGGAGGGCATGATCAAGGACGGCCGGCTCCGGTGCATCAACGATAACGACTTGATGAAGATCCACATGTTGGACAGTGCTCTGAAGTTCGAGGAAGGCACGAACCGGCGCAGACTGGTCAAGATCAGCGCAAAGCAGCACATAGACGGTATGGCGGCGCTGAGTGACGCGATTTGCATGAGGCATGTTCATTACGAAGAGCTGGCCGGACAGCTCAGCAATAAGAGGTGAAGACAATGGGACTGATTGACCGGATCTTTGGCAGGCAGCCGAAGAGCCAGCCGGCGGACAATGGGATTTTCCAGACGCTGACGGCATACTCGCCGGTGTTCACGTCGTGGGGCGGGCAGATCTACGAGAGCGAGCTGGTCCGGGCTGCGGTGGATGCGAAGGCCCGGCACGTCGGGAAACTGCAATACAGGATTCAGGGCACAGCCAGGCAGAAGCTGTACACAGCGACGAAGACGGCGCCGAATCCCTGGTACACATGGCCGCAGTTCCTGGAACGCTGCTCCAACATCTACGACGTGCAGAACAATCTGTTCATCGTGCCTTTGCTGGATGAACTGGGAGAGGTGTCCGGATATTTCCCGGCGCTTCCTTCCAGCTGCGAAGTTGTTGACCGGGGCGGAGATCCGTATCTGAAGTACACATTCGTGAACGGCCAGAAGCGGAGCGTCCCGCTGCGGCGGTGCGCGGTGATCACCAAGCACCAGCTGAAGGACGACTTCTTCGGCGAGAAGAACACGGCGCTGATGCCCACAATGGAACTGGTCAACATGGTGAACCAGGGGATCGTGGAAGGCGTAAAAAACGGCGCGACCTACCGGTTCATGGCGCAGCTGACGGGCAAGGCCTTTGATGAGGATCTCCGGAAAGAGCGGGAACGGTTCGACAAGAACAACTTCCAGACCGGAGGCGGAGGCCTGCTGCTGTTCGGCAACCAGATGACCAATATCCAGCAGCTGAAACAGGAAAGTTTTAAGGTGGACGCGGATCAGATGAAGCTGATCGAGGAATCCATCGAGAACTACTTCGGGGTCAGCGCAAAAGTGATCCGCAATGAGGCGACGGGCGACGAGCTCGACGCCTTTTATAATGGCGCGATCGAACCCTTCGCAATCAAACTGAGCGACGGCATGACCCGGATGGTGTTCACGGAGCGGGAGCGGAACGGCGGGAACGCGATCACGTTCGCCGGCGACCGGCTGCAGTACATGAACATCAGCTCGAAGATCTCGATGGCCCAGCAGCTGGGTGATCGCGGAATCCTGACGATCGACGAGATCCGGGCGCTGTTCAATTATGACCCGCTGCCGGACGGTGTTGGCAGCCATGTGCCGGCGCGTGGTGAGTATTACTTCGTGGATGAAGGGAAAAACGGAGGAAATGATGATGAATAAGGAAGTACGCAGCCTGGAATTTGAGATCCGGGCGGAGGATACCGGCAACGAAGAGCGGGCCGGCCGGCTGACGGGCACGCCGATCGTGTTCAACCAGGTGACGGACCTGGGATGGATCAGGGAACGGATCGAGCCCGGCGCCCTGGACAATACGGACCTACGCGACGTGCGCTTCCTGGTTGGCCATGACACGAGCATGATTCCGCTGGCCAGGAGCCGGAACAACAACGAACACAGCACCATGCAGCTGTCGGTAAACGAGAACGGCATGGACATCCGCGTGGATCTCGACATCGAGAACAACCCGCGGGCAAAAGAGCTTTATTCCGCGGTGAAACGGGGCGACATTTCCGGAATGTCCTTCATGTTCACTGTCGATAAAGATGCCTGGGAAGACCTGGAGAGCGAGCAGCCGCTGAGGCGGATCACGTCCATCAGCCGCGTGTTCGAGGTTTCCGCGGTCACTTTCCCGGCATATGAAGGCACGAGCCTGCAGGCCGCTTCCGAAGGCGACGCGCTGGAGAGCGCGAAAGCCTCGCTGGAGAGCGCAAAGAAGCAGCTGGAGGAGGAACGTGCCGCACAGGCCGAGACAGAACGCCGGACGGCGGTGCTGGAATGGCTGGAAAACTACAAGAAGGAGGAGAAAGATGATGTTTGATTTCTCCGGACTGAACGGTGAACAGCTGGAGGCCAGGAAGGCCGGACTGATCACCGAACTGGAAGCCCCTGAAACGCGGGACGCCCTGAGCGCTGACGAAATGGAGGCCAGGCAGGCCGAGATCATCGCCATTGATCAGGAACTGGAATCCCGCCGGGCCGCCGCAGCTGAAGAAGCGCGGAAGGCCGAAGAAGCTGCCCAGATGAAGGGCAAACCGATTATCGAAAGTGAGGAAAGAAAAATGTTTGATGTGAAGACTCCTGAATACCGTGACATGTGGATCAGAAACCTCCAGGGCAACCTGGAAGAAGAAGAGCTCCGCGCCTATGCGTCCAACTCGACCAACGCGGTGCCCACCATTGTGGCCGACAAGTTCTTCGAGAAGATGAAGAAGCTCGCTCCCATGCTGAGCGAAATCACGCTGCTGCGCGTTGCCGGCAACATCAAGTTCGTCGCTGAAGGCACCCGCAATCCGGCTGCCAAGCACACCGAGAACGCTGACGGCTCCGCCGCTGCTGACACCACGGTCTCCGTGACCCTGGGCGGCTTCGAGTTCATGAAGCTGCTGCAGATCTCCCGGACCGCGAAGCTGATGTCCATCGATGCTTTCGAGGACTGGATGGTCAACATGCTGGCCGGCGACATCGCCCGGGCCATCGATGATTATATCATCACCGACAGCGTCAACGGCATCACCGGCACCGCCCTGACCTGGACCACCAATGTGAACCAGATCGTGAACACCCAGGGCTACACCTACAAGA